GCAAACCTTGTGACCGCATTTCACGGTGTGCTTGCTGTGTCCATTCTGCCTCAGCACCTTCCAATTTGTCATTCATGCGAATCTGATTGATTGCACGGGACAAGCTGAACCGATAATTGATTGCAGAAATTTCTTTGGCTTCACTGTTTGAAGATGAACCAGATTGAGCCATGCGAGCAACCATTTCCTGCTCCCGCAATTTGTGCTTAATCTTCTGGTCGATTTCTTCAATCAAGCCAGCCAATTTATCAGAGCGTTCTTGCTCCATTTCTGTCAGGCCTCGGCCTTCAGCGTCGACAATTTTTCCAATCTCGACGTATTCTTCGTAATGAGCAGCACGCTGCCCCTTCAAATCATTTAAATTCATCGCTTTTTTATTTCCCTTTTCGGTTTCCTCAAATGTACGACTGATTTTTTTCTTCATTTCCAGCTTTTCTGGCTTCTCTGCCCTTATCTCCTTTTCATTGGTCACATTGTCCACCTGTGGTGTTTCAACCTCGTCATCAGCCGCTAAATCATCTTGTACGGCAAATGCTGACCGCGCCTGCAATGTGGTTGTTGGATAAGCTGGGTATGTAACCGCGCTCACATCATACAACCGTTTTACACTTGTGACCGTCCTTAAATTTTGCTCAGTATCGACCTCTTGTTTGTCAATCACAAAAGCAAAAGACATCTGAGAAATATCACCCCGCTTTACGGCTTTGTAAGTGTCCCGACCCAGCTGAGTGTCACTGAGGTAAGCACGGGTAAATAAACCGTTGTCATCAACACTCAATTCGAGCGTGCCGTTTGTGGTGCGAGCCAACGGCATGCCATCATGATTCAACAAATACCGCACATCGTCTTGCAGCACGTTGTCAAATGCCCCTCGGGCGATTCTTTCTTGGAAAAATCCAAGGTCAGTTACTGTGTCAAAATTGGCAGCGTAACCTTCCAGAATTAAGTTATCCGAATCTGATTCTTCCGATGCCCGTAACTCCATGGTTCTGACCTCGACATCTTCTCCGTATTTGTTGCGGATTTCCGCTTCAAAATCTGATTGTTTTTCATTCATTTTTTCAACTGTTCTTTTTGCCCATGGCAGCATTGATTTTCCACCCCAAGCATCGTACATAAGACCGCCGCAACCTTCATCATACGGAACGTCCGCATTTTGAGCGTGTCGGCTTAAAAAGCTGTAAATTCTTTTGACAGTTTTGGCGCTGAGGCTCTCCCTTTTTGCCAAGCTGTTTGCCCTTGCTTTACCAACAGCAGTTCCGCAACTTCCCCAACCGTTTTCATCAGCCCATTTCAGTGCTTTCTTGGCGTTGTTGCTCGCGCTTTGTGGATAATCACTGTATGCCATCGACTTCTGGTTCTTTTGGTTGCAAGTTACTGCCGTTTTTGTTGGCCACTGATTCACTGTAAGAATCAAACTGATTCAAAGCGATTTGGTTGATTTGGACGAAGTGTGTATTTCCCCCATCGACTGGGTTCATATTCTCCCGATTTCTGACTTCATTTATGCTCATGGCACCCAGCCGTGTCATGCCCTCATAAAACTGAATTCGCGCTGTCATATCAGCCCGATACATTTCATCCATATTCATGCGGATATAATGCTCAGGGCGTTCCCGTTCTTGTAACACTTTTCTGCTCAGTTCTTGTTCCCATCTCTGAACCCACGGCGCAATGGTTTGACGGGCGAACATAATTTGCTGTTGCTCAACGTTATTGTATGTGGTTTGATTGTCCAGCCAAATCAGTGATGGCGGCACATTGAAAATGCGGCAAACCTCTTCAGCTTGGAACTTTTGAACGCCCAAAAACTGAGCCTCATCGGGTGATATACTGATGCGTTGGTACTTAAGGCCATGCGGCACCAGTTTTACGCCAGCACTGCCTTGTTCACGCCAGTTATCTCTGACCTCTTTCATCTGCTCTTTTCGCAGTGGTTGGTCAGTGGAAATCACACCAGTTAACTGGCCGTCTTCAAAATATTTTTTACCAAAATTTTTGCTGGCAACACTGAGCCCCAAATTGTCGCGATGCAGTGCAATGGGTGACCGCCTTTGCAAGTTGTAAATTTCCAGCATGTCTTCAGGAAAGACGATGCCAAAATGCTTGGTTTTGAACGCCCGACCAGCATCAGTTTTTACCTCTTCAACTTCTTCAGTTGGCGCGCAATGGAAAGCAGTTGCATAACCAGAACCATCCCGTTCAATTACTGCGTATCCACGGCCTCGCAATACAGCATAACTGGTTACAGTTTCAATAAACTCAAAAACTGTTTGGTAATCATTGGGCGCATTCTTTAAAAGCGGATAAACTGGGTGCGTAATTGCTGGCGTTTTTGTACCATTTTCCTGTTGCCAAACTTCAGCATCCAACCCAGCAACTGTGCTGCTTATTTTTGCGGCGCAAGCATAAACTGCTGCAATTGTCAGCGCATTGCGCTCAGTGACATTCACTGAATTACCAAAGACCAGACCAAAGCCGTTTTGAACGTCATATTCTGCCGCATCATAATAACCAATGCGACGTCGAAAATTTGTTCCAATTCGCTGCCAAAAATTTGCCATAAGTTGCCGTGATTTTCATGGCAAGTTACGAACTGTAACTCAATCAGTTTTTTAACTTACAATGAGAAAATTTCCAGTGAGTCCGAACGCTCAGTGTCTTTGAGCATTTCACCAAAGGCCATGATGGATGCTACCACCCCGTCAACCATTTGACCTGCTTTGTTTTTGTTTTTTGTAACCTTGATATTGTCAGCTGGGTCACGGCTCAAAATAACACAGCCAAACTGCCACCGCAAACAACGGTTGCCGCCGTGAATTAAGTTCCCAGCGACGATTGCCATTTCCATCTGTTTTGTTGGGTAACTCATGTCGTAAAATCCCTGACCAAATGGGTACATCGGCACTCCTTCATCTTCCAGTTGCGGTGTAATGTATGTGCTGAATTTTCTGTCATAACCAACGGCCAAAAAATTAAATTTATTATGAGCCTTTACGATGTAATCTTTGACAAAATCATAATCAGTTACGTTGCCATCGGTTATGGTCAAATCGCCGTCCCGTTCAAAATTTCTGTAATCCACACCACCAGAACTGCTTCGGGTTTCCACGGCCTCAGAATTGACAAACTGATGAACCTTTAAATAATATTTATCAGTGTCAAACCAAACCATAGCAAAAGCCGTCAAATCACGGGTACTTGCCAAATCCAAACCGCCGTAACATGGCAGTTTCATCAACTCAGATTCTGAGGGCAGTGGTTGCGCTCCTTTCATAAATTCTTCGTCCGAAATCCAAGCGTCAGCTGCGCCAGTCCAAATGTTTAAATTGAGCCGTTTAAACGTGTTGATATTTGACGGGTTGGCCTTGGCTTTATTGCGCTGGTCAATGAAGTAATCTTTGCGGCAGATTGTGCCGTATCCAGGGTTGGCTTTTTTCCATGTGTTTTCGTCGTCCCATGGGTCATCAGGATGTGCCGAATAAATCACTGGTAAATATGTTGGGTCATCAATTGCCCCTGACAGTACGCCCTTGGCATAAATGTGCTGTTCAAAACAAATTGAAGCGGTGTCGTGTCCTGCCGTGGTCAAAGCAATTATGAGCGGTTCTTTTCTTGAACCAACTGATGTCGTTAACACGTCCCACAATTCCCGATTTGGCTGCGTGTGTAACTCATCAAAAACGACCCCAGAGCAATTGAATCCGTGTTTTGTTTTTGCCTCAGAACTGATGGATTTGTAAAATGAATTTCTGAATGTGATTTTGTTCCGAAAAATCTTGCAAGCCTTGGACAGTGTTTTGCTTTGCTGTACCATTCCTGCTGCCACATCAAAGACGATATTTGCTTGTGAAGTGTCACCAGCGGCTGAGATAATTTCTGCCCCTTGCTCCTTTAATCCTGTCAGCATATACAACGCAATTGCTGCCGTCAAACTGCTCTTGCCATTCTTTCTTGGAATCTCAATATAACAGGTGCGGTACTTGCGTAATCCATCAGCGCGTTTCCATCCAAACAGCGGCCGAATTATGTCATTTTTTTGCCAGTCCTCAAGCAGAAATCTGCCCGTGGTTGCTTTGACGTGGCTGCAATAATTTTCAATGAATTGTATCGCGTGTTCCGCGCTCTCTTTATCATAAAAATCGCCCTCCCGAAAATTACAGGGCAATGAACTCGCCAATGTCGTCATGAGTACTGCTCGTTTGTGTGTTCATTTTGTCCACCAACACCCCCAAACGCTGACGGCATTCTTGCAGTTGTTGATACTCAGGACGGGTACGGCTTATGATGTCACCTGACTTCGCTCTGTGGGTGTATGTCGGGCTGTTTTCATTGACAAACTGTTGCAGTTTTTCCATCTCCACCAATACACAGGCCATGACCTCCAAACGCAGCTCATCACTGACGTCCAACTCTTTAAATTTTGACCATTTTTCAACCAGCATTTCATACTTTTTTTGCTGGGTTTTTGTCATGTATTCCATCAGTATATTTTTACCCTTTTGCCTTAGAAAACCCGCATAA